TTCAGCGATAGCTTGTTTGATAGACTTGGCTTGAAAGAAGCCATATGTATCACTGGCTTCGATCAAGTTGGTCATGGCAGTGCCACTAAATGAGTTAGAGTAGTAAGTGTTCAGAGCTAAGAACAAAGCCATAACAACAATTACCAAACCTGCTTTATCTTTAATAGCGGCTTCACGCTCGCTACGTGTGGGCACTTTTTTAACTTCTTCTGCCATATTATTTTCCTTTAGCCATTTGTTTCATCTTTTCTTCATGAATTGCAATCATCTGTCTATTTTCTTGGATTGCATCACGGTTCTTTTGGATAGCCTCAGTCAAGTCTTGGCGTAACTTTTCACGGGCAAGTTCCGAGCCAGTGTTACTAGCTTGCTTGTTGTCCTGTGTTACCACTAAACTTACTTTACTTTCTAAAATCGTCACTTGGTGATTTAGTTGACTCACCGAATTTAGCAAGTAACCAACACCTGCCATAATTAACGGTAGCAATGCAAAGAGTAACTTCTCAATGAATGCGCCTTTGTGGTCTTCTTGTGCCATAGATCCCTTTTCTTTTTTCTATTTATTACTTAATGAAAACCAAAAACTTAGTTATTATTACTGCCACTCCAACCACAAATAGTAGAGCAACACCACCTAGGATTATAATAAGCCCTGCAGCCATTGCAAGACTATATTCCATAAGGCTGTCCCATTTCTTTCTAATAGTCATCTTCCTGTCCAAACTTTTGGTGCAGCTTCTTTTCTTCGCTGCTCTTCTGTTTTAGGTATCCAATCAGTTCCAAGATGTGGATACTTTTGGATTCTATCATTAACGACATAAACAAAAATCATACCAATAAATGAAGCAAATATTAAACCACAGATACCGATGGCGATTTCAGCACGCAGTTTTTCTAATCGGTGCTTTCTTCTTTTAGCTTCAAGATCTTGATTTCTCATTTGCTTGGCAACGAGAACACGTTGGGTCTGACCCATGTGCTTCATCATTGCTTCTACTTCAGTGTAAAGAGCGCCGAGTTCAGGTGGGGATTGGTAGACCATGAGTTCACGTAGATCCACAGACATCTGCTCTAGTTGCTTGCGCATTAGAACACGTTGTAGAGCACGTTTACCAAGAGAGGCTTCGCCAGTGTACACTTCGTTCTCAGCACGGCGTTCTTCTTCTTCGAACACAGCCATGCACTTATAGAAGTTATCGTAGTAAGTACCTAGATGTTCACCGATTTCACGGTAGATACCATCGTGTTCACCAGCGTTGGCTTTCTTGTTTAACTCAATGACTTCGTTCTTTTCACGAATGTATTGGTTCTTCTGCTCTATGGTGGGTGGTTTCTCAGGTGGGTGTAATTTATGAAACTGTTCGTCAAGATCTTTGAGAACGTCTTTGACTTCGCCAGCAGCACTCTTGATGTCTTTATAGAGCTTGCACCCCTGCTTCACCGCTGCCACAGCGGAGTTGGCTAACATAAACAGGGTTAGCGGATCCATATCACTTCGCCTTGGTGATAGGATTAATGGTTTGGTGGAGGTTTATCGAATCAGATTTGATTGATATAGACATAACAAAAAGACCACCACCGTGATCTTTTTTGCACATTGCAAGCCTTTATAGCTGTAAATTCATTACAACATATTTAGGATTTAGCTTTTTGCAATTCGTCTACTTCTAATTCTATTGTTTTCACTTGAACTGCTGGAGCGCCCCTAACTTTATTCAAGAATGATTGAGCTTTGCCACCAATGACTTCATCAGTATTCTTAACTTGTTTTCTTGAATATAGCTCTGGTTCCCAGTCCTTAGATGGCTCTTCAACTGTTACATTGAGGTCATCTTCATTAGTTAGAGCGATGTTCTCTTGTGCTTCTTTAGCAGCTGCAGCCAACGATTTCTCTGGCTCTGGTAGGTCGACTTCTTCCGCAGTATCAACAGTATCTTCGATATGAATTTCTATTGGAGCAGGTGGTTCTGGTAATTGGTAATCGTCTTCAGGCTCTGTATCTTTAACATCGTTTCTCTTTAGATTCCAGTTAGCTGCAATCAGTAAGAGGACTGCCAGTGGATCAAACACAGCAACAATCATCATAGTGACGAATCGAACTGCCTTTTCTAGGATGTCATCACCAAGTTTCTCATCGTAGATTACAGCAGCAATGTACTTGATTGGACCTACTTCTGCTTCAACCTTGCGTACTTCAGAAGCGATGGGCGCACGGTGCTCTTGTAAGGCAGCAAGGTTAACCTGCGATTTGGATATGTCCGCAGCCAATTGACTACGTTCTTTCTGCTGCGATCTACGCAAAGATGCTGCTTTAGTGGCACCGTTTTCATTATCTGTGCGTGCCATTGTTTGGTCAACAGCCTCATCCATCTGTTTAAGAGCTTTGCGGTTGGCATCAATGTTATCCTTCTCAGTTCTAATCTTCTCATCAACAATATTTAATTTAGCCATAACATCACCAGATGGAACAGCTTGATCCAAGTGTGCCTTCGATAAGAAACCGAAGATACCCATTGAAGTTAAGAACATCAGAATTAGTAAGGAGATGGTGAAGTAGGTCTTCATTAGTAACGGGATTTCTTTCCAGTTACGATATAACCAAGATGCGATTACTAGTTTAGATGCTCCCAACAGTGCGCCCATAATAGCGATAGGAATTGGGGCTGAAGCAAAGATAGCCATCAGACCGACGATGGCGTACCATTCGGCGACTGTGGATAATCCTAATGCGATAGCGAAAAGTAGATATGTCATAATTTATTCTTGATATGAGAACCATGGACTCGGACAGAGATTTGCCCATTATAGTAGTCGTCTGATTCTAATACTCTCCTTGAAAATTGTTCTCTTGCTTCTATGTATGAGCACTCAGCTTTAGACTTACAAAAGAATAGAATTTCTCGGGTGAAGTTATCCTTCCCGAGAGTGTCTACGTCTTTATTTAGTTCTATACTTGAACCATAGTAGTCCATCCAGTCAGAGTCGATCTTGGACTTGATCTTCTTTTTCTTCTTTACACCATTCTTCTGAGTAACCGTCTTGTAGGTTGTCTTAGAAAACTTGGCTAACTTCTTACCAACGTACATACGACTGCTGGCTTTGTTCGTAATTAAATAAACAAAGCCAACGCAGTCTTCGGGTAACTCTTCAACGATAATATTATTAAATGTCCACATAGTGGACTATTTATTAGTTCTCCTCGTCGAAGTCTTCCTCTTCATAAATGTCTGCTGAACAAACTGGACAATAGACGATATCTGATAGATTGTGGTCGTCACCCTTTACAGTGATTTTACCTTCTGCCTCACAAGATTTACATTCATAGTGTTTTGTAATCATTTTGCCCTTCCCCATACATCGTCCCACGTACCACCAAGAGCACCCTTAGCATAGTCAGTAACACGGTTCTCAAAGAAGTTGCCGTGCACTGGTGCGTTGATCATCTCTTCTACCCATGGTAGTGGATTCTTCTTAACTTTAAAAATACCCTTCATTCCTAATGAGATTAGGCGACGGTCTGCGATATAACGAATGTATTGCTTAACTTCTGCTGCTGTTAGATCACGCATGTCTGCGCCAGCAAAAGAGAGATCGATGAACTTATCTTCAAGTTCAACCATTTTCTCTGCGATTGTATATATCTTTCCTTTAAGTTCATCATTCCAAATCTCAGGATTTTCTTTGACGAACTCTTTGAATAGACGAATCATATTCTCAGCATGCATCGTTTCATCAACGATAGACCATGTAACAATCTGCCCCATACCCTTCATCAAACCATGACGAGGAAAGTTCAATAACATAATGAATGATGAGAACAACTGCATACCTTCAGTGAAAGCAGAGAACACAGCGATGTGTTCGGCAGTTGACGCTAGTGTTCCATTACGAGAAGACAACTCAGTGACATAATCATGCTTGTCTTTCATCTCTTGGTATTCCAAGAATTGGCTGTATGTTACTTCAGGCAGACCCAGTGTTTCAATTAGGTGAGAGTAAGCAGCCACGTGTAAACTTTCACGAGCAGCAAACCCCAGAAGCATCATCCTAATTTCAGGCTGAGGAAAATGGGGAAGGTAATTATTAACGTAACCACCAGCAACGTCAATGTCACCCTGAGTAAAGAATCTAAAAATATTAGTAAGGAATGTCTTTTCTTCATTTGTTAGTTTCTTCTTCCAATCTTTAACGTCTTCCATCATTGGCACTTCGGTGTGTAACCAATGCGCCTGTTCATGTTTTAACCATGCATCATATGCCCATGGATAGTTGAACGGCTTAAAGTGTGTGCGTTCATCCATCAATTTACTATTATTCTTCTTTACCATCGTCCAACTCCAACATAATACCGAGTGTGGGATCCACACCGATAGATTTAACTTTTACTGCGCCCTTGTCTGTATAAACATAGACAGGGACGAGTATCTTTTCTTTATTAGTCTCAGCTGCATCTTGCCAGTGGAGATATTCTTCTCCCCACAGTTTACGCATCTGAGTAGCTAGATCGTATGCGTCCATTTAACCCTCGCAAGCTAGACACTCATTACCTGCAGCTAGGGCATGCAGATCAATCTCTTTAATCACCTCACGTTCAATACGCTTAGACACTTTGTCTGCCTTGGCGATTTTATCAGAACGGCAGTAGTACATAGTCTTCAAACCTTGTTTCCACGCTTGGAAATGAACCGCATGGATGTACTTGATGTGAGAATCTGGACGGAAGAACACGTTCAGAGACTGGGCTTGATCTATAAATACTTGCCTGTCTGCGGCATGCTGGACGACCCAGCGCTGGTCGATTTCCATAGAAGTTTTGAAAACATCTTTTGTCCAGTCGTCCATCCAATCGATGTGCTGAACTGAACCATCATTCGCAATGATGCTCGACCATACTTCATCTGACCAACCCTCTTTATGATTGACTGCTTCTTTTTGGATGAGTTCATCTAAGTAGCGGTTCTTGTTTAGGTGAGAACCCGATAGAGTGTCTTGGCGATAAGCATTGGCACGATAAGGTTCAATAGAAGGACTAGTATTGCCCATGAGAATGGAAGAAGAAGCATTGGGAGCAATAGCCATAAGATGACTAAAGCGATTCCCAGTACCCACTGCATCGGGCGCTTCACCTCTAAGTTTTCCCAACGATTGATTAGCTTCATCTAATTTCTCTCTCACATATTTGAAGATCTGTTTATTCTTTCCTACTGCGATACTTGATTCCCATGGGAGGTTATTTTTCTGCAAGAAGGCATGCCAACCCAACGCACCGATACCGATTGATCGTTCACGCATGGCGGAATACTTCGCTCTGGTAATTGAGTCAGGCGCATTATCAATAAAATACTGAAGAACATTATCAAGCATTTCTGCAATATCAAGAAGGAATAAACTATCGTGTTTCCACTCATCATAATACTCTAAGTTCAAAGAAGACAAACAACAAACAGCAGTACGCTCTTCATTTGTTGGTAGAATAATCTCAGAGCAGAGATTGGACTGATGGATCTTTAAACCCAACGCCTTCAGGTGTTGTGGCATTTTACGATTTGATTCATCAATAAAGTGAATGTATGGCTCACCTGTTTGCATACGCATCTCAAGGATACGTTGCCATAGTTCTTTGGCAGATACACGCTCACGAACTTCATTAGAAGCTGGATCAACCAAGTCCCATCCATCGTCTGCATGATCATCAACCATAGCACGTTCGATGATTTCCATGAACGCATCAGGAATGTTAATACCATGATGAAGATTCAGACAACGCATATTCTGGTCGCCTGTTGGCTTACGCATCTCTAGAAAGGAGATGATATCAGGATGGTCAATACTTAGGTAAGCAGCGTATGAACCACGACGAGTGCTACCTTGTTTATAAGCTAATGAACTAGCATCATAAGTTTTCAAGTGAGGCATAACACCAGTTGACTTATCACTGGCAGAACGAATACCGAAACCGATACCAACACCACCGCCCATCATAGACAACCAACTTGTTTCGCTGAAGTTGTTAACTAATCCTTCAGCCGTGTCTTCAATGTAGTTGAGGAAACAGGAGATTGGCAGTCCACGCTTGGAGCGACCGAATGATAGAATTGGAGTACTATACGACAACCAATGTTTACTTGAGTACTCGTACAGGCGCTGAGCATGGGCTGGGTTGCTACCAAAGGTAGAACTAACAAACGCAAAACGTTCTTGTGGAGATACTTCCCCATCTTTCATGTAACTTTCTTTTAATCTAATCTTACCTAATTCATCGAATAGACCATCACGTGTGTAGTCTACTGTAATCCCATGCACTAATTCTTGCATAAAACCTCTTGTTATTCTTATTCGTTTACAAACTCACCAGCCATAGGGAATACCTCGGCGATGACCTTAGCACATTCTCGTGCCACTTCCATGTGTTCCTTTTGTGTACCGTGCCCTGAACGCAGTTCAATAAAGTGAATCCAACTACGTAATGTGCCGTTCATATACAAACGACTTACTGTGTTTCCCTCTGGGAGAATAGCACGAGCTTGTTCTTTTGCGATACCTTTATCGATCGCTTCAGCGTATGTTGCTTTCACATATTCAATTAGAAACTTTTGCTTCGCATCCCACCATGCTTTTAACTCAGCGTCTGACGTATCTACACTATTTTGACGATTCTTTGTATCTTGAAGACGGGCTTCCCTTAGAACAAAGTCTAAATCTTTTGTAGGGTCAGCATATCGCTGACTGAATTCTTGGAATGAAAAGGAGCGATGACGCAAAATTTGTCTTGCGATATCACGAGTTGTTTCGACTTCTAAGCATGCTGATACCATTTCCAATGGTGACCAGTGTTGATGCTTGATCAAGTAACGAATCAACTTTTCTGATGTCTCTGTGTTGAACTGATTGCTTGGGTTGGATACTCTAGCGCAAAAGCCAATCAACTCTTGCACATCCACTAAACCCTCATCATACATCTCACGAGAGGGTTTGCTATAACTAATCATTCTAACGTTCATATTTTCTTCCATGTACTAAATCTAAGTGTCGCTTCAATTCCTGAAAAGGTATTTGTATTTATCGTTTCGAGAATCTCTTCGGCAGTGTGACCACCTTTAACGATCATATCATTGATATCTTTTTGCTCGATATGTTCAGGAAACATACACACACTGTAACCAGCCTTGATGTTTTTACCAAGTAGTCTTACAATGTCCTTTGATCGAGGCTCATTGTCCATTACTAGCGTTGCATTAGTAAGAAGGCTCCGCACAGTAGGGGTGTCAAAACTGCTTCCTGACACAGCAATGCAATTGGGGATGAAGAGAGAGTCGAGTGGACCTTCCACAACATAGATTCGTTTGCTAAAATCAACTCGGTCGAGTCCATAAATTTTCTCCTCAGTCTCATCGACTTTAATGGTATAATACTTAGGCTGTTCATCTCCGAAGGCTCTGCCTTGAAAAGCAAAGCACTTACCAGCATTGGTAAAGAACGGGATGATCAGTCGTGGGTGCTCATCGACAATAGGCTCTTGAAACTTTGGTGTAACTGAGTTAACAAACGCTTTGAACTTAGGAGCAAAGTAAAGAAGATTCCAAAACTCTCTTGGGATCTTCCTGTCGATTAGGGTCTTCATGGCAGGATGGTTCAGGGGCAACTTATCCATACGTGTAAGAGACTCGAGGATATCATCCTCAAGTAATTCTGTCTTTGGAGTTTCTAAGACGACCCGAGTATCCTCGATGTCTTTATGATCATGATAACGGGTAGCGCCAGCTTTGTAACGCTCAAGAACATACTCATCATATAAAGTTGCATCGACATACTTGATAAGATTGCCGATGTTAGAAGAATAACCACACTTGTGACACTTCACTAAAAGGTCTGCACGTGCACGATAGATGTATCCACGGGCTTTGTTTTTATTGCGCTTGCTGTCGCCACATACTGGACAACTGTAGTTCCAGAGGTAATCTTCTTTTTGTTTGAAATTTCTTAGGCGACCTCCTAAGATTAGTGCATACTTTGCGTCAATGTATAGCATAATGAAAAACTCCACGGTAAGGTATTATTATACCCTAACATGGAGTTGCAAGCAAACTTTATTTGCCGAAGAACTTGGAGAAGATCTCTAGGTGTCCTACAACATATCCGATGGCTATTGCACCACCGACGATCATCCAGCGCCACTGCTCAAGTGTATCTACACGCTTTGCAATTTTTTGGATATCTACACGAAGTTCTTTTTGAATCTCTTCGTGTTGTTCAGAAGACTTAGTAGAGTTAGCTGACATCTTTGCAGTCAAACTCTCGTTCATTGTGTCAATTTTCTCCATAATCTCTCTGTTGCCAGTAGTGATACGGGAGTGAACCTCTTTGACGTCAGCTTTAAGGTCTTTAACATCGTCTTTGATACCTTCTACTTGAGCTTCCAATTTGGCGATTCTTTCTGTTTCCATCGGTATAGATCACTTATTATAGATTGATTGTTGATCTCTTACCCACTCTTGAAGTGACTTCAGTTGTGCACTTACTTGGTAGTAGAGGGTGTAGTTCTCTGCGACGGTTGTAGCGACTTCAGAGAGCTTAATTGAGGAGGTTCCTGCATCAACGACTCTGGTGGAGTCGGGAACTTCATTGCGA